GTATCATCAGAGATAGTCCACTCTCTAGTGAATGAACGTTGAGCCAACCCACGATGATAGTAGGTTACATCTCCTTTATCTTCTTTGTTTCCTTGAATAACCAATTTACCACGTTCAGTATACACAGATACTTCCTTCTCACTGAATCCTGCCAGTGCGAGTTCTAAACGTGACTCATCTTCAGTAACAGCGATGAGGTTATAAGGGGGATAGTTTACAACTTCAGTACCAAGAATGTTGTCAAAGTAACTATCCAAACCGATGGCGTTCCTTTGGATACGCTCCATCAGTTGATTGATGTTTGCAGTATTGTATCTTTGAAGTAAAGACATTTGGTTCTCCTATTAAGCGAGTATAGTTGTGATCCCGTTCGGCAACCACACACTAATTATAACACTTCACTCATTTTTTGGTAGGAGGGAAACCCTTCTTTACTGTGGGGTTTCCTCTACTTTAGTCTTCTTACCAATGTTGTACTTCTGTTCCAAAGTCCACTCTCCCTTGTCTCTGTAGGGGAGAACCTTAATCTGGTTGAGTGGTGCAATGTCAAGGATGGCTTCCTCATTGACCACATCAATCAGTCCCCAGTCTACCAGGAGGCGGGTGATACGATTACGACGCTGAACATCATTGATGGTGATATTAGCATACTTACCATCAAGAGCAAACAACTCTTTGAAGTGAACGATGTAATACTTACCTTGTTTGTGAAGAATGTGACATGACTGATAAAGCTTCTTCTCTTTCCTAGAAGCCACACCAATACGAGTCAGAGTCTCTCTTACCTTAAGGAAGTCATCAGGCTCATTGAGTTTCACTTCGATCATTTGATCTTGCGACCAATTGACCTGAGGTTCAGTCGTCTGCGTCATTTTTTGCCACCAGTTTCAAGTCGTTGTTTGATAAAATCAAGTTGTTCATTAGATAAAATCTTCAAGGCTTGAGCTGCTTTCTCATTATTATAACCATAATAACGTTTCACATACTCTAGATCTGAGTCCTTACCTTTTTTGATCCAAGGAGAGAATCTCTTCCTTTTTCTCAATATATTTAGATAAAAAGAATATTGCATATCTTTATCTAATGAATGATACTTGTTCATCTCATTGGCAAACAGAACAGAATCCATGTGCCCCGACATACAACGATTGATAATGAAGGGAGGATACTCACTGATGATAGTGGGATCCTCCTCAATAAGATTGTCTTTAGTAAAATTAAGAGAGTTCAACCAATCTTTGAGTTCCAATATCAACCTCCATCAACTTGACATCCTACCATAGCACCACCAGCTATCCCAGTGGGGATTGCCCACCAGCGCCCGTCACCCTGGCTAAGAGCGGCGCCCAGACCGCCCCCAAGAAGACCGCCAATAATACTACCTTCAACACAACTATTGTCATCAACGTTCGGGGTGTCATAGGTCGGAGTAGGGGTGGTGTAAGTGGTTTGATTCTGACAAGCAACTTCAATACGTTCCCTACGAGATACTACCCTACCAGGATTGGCAGCAGTACCAGGGATGTACTCTTCACGATATACATTCTCATAACAGGTTTGTTCCTGGGAGTAACCAGGTTGATAGGTTCTACTACCTGCCTCCACACTGAGTGGAAGGAAAGGGAGAGCCAACAATACAATCAGTTTTTTCATAGGATCAGTTTCTTACTAGGGGTTTCAATCTTAGAGAAGATCTTTTGATAGTTCTCAGCTACCTCAATCTGAGGTTCCGCAATGTAACAGATATAGTCTACATTAATTTCAATAGGATCACCATCCTTCACCAGGGGTGCCCAAGGACCAAAACCAATTGATCCAGTTGCTGATGGACCTGCCACCAACACATTCTCAATCTTCAAGAACTTTTCATTCTCTTCCAGGAGGTTGAAGATAATATCTTCACCTGTGTTCATACGAACTACTTTCACATTCATACTCATGATAATACCTCAATAGTTTCATTATTATAATACATATAGGCGTTAATGACCATACCAGTCATTGCTCCCCAGTAAAGTGTGAGGAGAAGAATACCTATCCAAGTTGGGATTGTTGTCATTTGAATTCACATTCCAAAGATGTTATAATAATAAATAATTTAAATTCACACTCGATATGGATTACAAAAGGATATACGACCATATCATTAAAACCCACATTTGTCAAGGGGGGATTACCGAACGCCACCACATAGTTCCCAGAAGTTTAGGGGGTAGTGATGACCCTGACAATATCATTGAAGTATCACCAAGGGTTCATTACATATTACACCTATTACTTTACAAGATGACCACTGGCAAGGATGCAAGTAAGATGTGGTTTGCTGTGTGGAATATGTCTCATCAAGGTAAGGTGAAGACGGGGGCGATGTATCAGTATATAAGGGAAGAAGCAAGTAAAAAACAAAGTCGAATAAGGAAGTCAACACCGCCGTGGAATAAAGGGAAGAAGGGGTATAAGATAAATCAAATACCCCAGAAAGGTATTCCCAAAGTAACTTCTTACAAACCCATTGAATATGATGGTGTTATATACCAGTCTATCAAAGAAGCTGTAGAAAAAAGTGGTAGAAGTTACTACATCATAACCACCTATGGTAAGTATCTCTAACGGAACTCGCATTCCACCATCAGTTCAGTCATCATGGCCATCAAGTTTACTTCTTGGTCAGCCACAAATGCCATTTGGTACTGGTACTTAGCAAGAACGAGCACAGCAGCAGGAATAGAATTATTCTCAAGGGCATCATAACAAGCATCGTACACACTCCTAATGAGTACGCCAGGATCATTGTCCAGGTTATTGACAACCCACTTCCGAACTTCTGAGAAGTTCTTTTCCTTAAGACGTTTAACCAAGTCATTTGTCTTTACCTCACTGAATGCTGCCAGAATACCTGTATCAATCTTTCCACCAACAGAATAACGTTGAAGTTCATTTAGAACCCGTCGCCAGTCTGGGAAGTATTTGTTGATGAGTTCGACAACGACTTTCGGATCGTATTTAATACTCTCCTGATCCAGGATATCCTTGATCCTGTTGAAGAAGTTTGCTGCAAGGGCGGGTCGATCTTTGGACTTGATTGAAAAGTCCACGACTGCACATCGGGAGTGGAGGGGTTGGATGATTTTGTTTTTGTAGTTGCAGGTGAAGATGAATCTGCAGTTTTTAACAAACTCCTCAGTAAAAGCCCGTAAGCAGAGTTGTACGTCTGGTGTTGTGTTATCTGCTTCATCAATGATGATGACTTTGTGTTTTGCAGTTGACGATAACGAAACGGTAGAAGCGAAATTCTTCGCATTGTTTCTGACAGTATCCAGGAATCGTCCCTCATCGGACCCATTGATGACATATACATCTACTCCAAGTTCATGACAAAGTGCTTTAGCTACAGTAGTTTTACCACAACCAGGAGGACCTGAGAGGAGGAGGTTTGGCACTTCTCCTTTATCTAGGAAATCTTGAAATGTTTTCTTAACATTTTGTGGCAGAATACAATCTTCAATAGTCTGTGGTCGATACTTCTCAACCCAAATAAAATCATTACTCATAATCAAGTACAAAAAATGTTGTAGTAGTGTCGGGTGTTCGACTCACATGCCTCCTTGGTGGAGGCTCGTATCAATATCTTACCATCATTTCGGACAGAACACCACATTCCGTTGTCCTTCTTTTCGATGGTGTAAGGTTGGTCCATAATCAAAAACAGAATTCAATAATCTTTTGGCCAACGGCCTGTGGTTTACCCTCATAGTATACAGCCTCTGCCTCAGAATTTCTAGAGGGCTCTATGGCACCTGGATAACCGTCCATGGCACAGAACTGAGCTGCATGTAATGCCTCATGGTCAAGAGTTAAATTTATTTGTTCTCTTATAACAGGTTCATTCTGATGAACTTCCTTCAAAGTATCTGTACAGATGACAATTATAATAGAATCATTAAGTGGATCAGACATGGTGTAACCAGCGTAGTCTCCAATATCGCAATCCCCAACATCCTCATATACTTTTATATTTGCCTCCTCAAGTAAGTGTACAAGTGTCACCCTTTCAGGGGTGAGATAATCAAGATACATCAATTCTCCTTATAGTTTCTACTAATACATTCAGTCCATCTAAACAATGTTTGTCAGATGTTTTTTCTAATGGTGAGTGACTGATACCACCAATAGATGGTACAAAAATCATACCCATCGGACACCAGGTGAAGTTCTGGGCATCATGTGATGCTCTCGATGGCATCACCACTTTCTCCAAGTCACCACATGATTCTGAGATGATATCCATGATACCCTCATCACACAGAGTGGGTTCTGATCTGTGGATAATCTCAACCCTCAAATCAAACTTACGGGATATTTCCTCAACGTACATATCCATAGTGTAAGCATCAAGGTCTCTTACCTGCATTGTGAAATCTACCCTACCAGGTACCACACTAAAAGAGTTGGGGTGGACATCAAGAACCCCCACAGTAGCCACCAAACCATCATGTTCTAATGCCCTCTTATTAATATACGATACGATCTTGGCACACTTTACAAGTGCATCATCTCTCATATTCATCGGTGTTGTACCTGCATGGTTCTCTTGACCATATACAGAGAACCTACACCTACGTTGTCCTACAATACCTGACACCACACCTATGTCCTTCTGTTGAAAGTCTAGGACTGGTCCCTGTTCAACATGAAGTTCAAGGAATGCTTTAATGTCAGGTTGATCTGAACAATAACCAATAGACCCATCCATCGTGATTTCTTCATCATTAAAAATCACAACTTCAAGAGGACTTTTGATCTCACCTTTGAGTCGTTCTGCTGCCTCAATACCTGCCAAGACACCAAGAACACCATCATACTTACCAGCAGTTTCTACTGTATCAGTGTGAGACCCAGTTACGATAGGTGGTCCTTCTCCATCCAGTCTACCAATAATATTCTTGTGATTATCTCTCCTCACAGTCATTCCTGCCTGCATCATATAAGAGATACAGTTTGCTTTGGCAATTTGATCTTCACCAGAACCAGACCTACGACAGATACCATTTTCAGTGGCACCTACCTTTGCCATTTCATTAATTCTTGTGATCAACCGATCCATTCAGGTTTCCTCTCAGGTATACGAATATAATTATTTGGAGCCCAAGGCTTAGATGCAATGTACATCTTATATTTGTCGAAGATGGATATTGAAGTATCCAACTTGAATTCATCAGGACCTGCGAACACAAAATCTTTGACATTCACATAGTCATTGATGTGCCATCTCTTGTCAGGAGGCATCATCTGAGAGTGATTGTGGAAGATACACATTGCCTCGTTAAGTGTTTTCTCACAGGTGTGTTGCTTACCATACCTCTTGGTATATTCCCAACACATTTCAAACCCCAAGGATAACATCCAGGCAAAGTTCTCATAGGACTTTGCTGCCCACACTGTACAAGGGTGGTGTTTGAATCCACCAGTGGTACTGTAAGGTTCTCCATCCTTTTTGTGGATGGGTTCCCAGTCCCAGTGGAACTTGGAATAGATGACAGAGGCCATTTGACAGGTCTCTAGTGGCATCTTGACAATGTGTTTATCTGGGAGAGACTGAGCAGAGACCCTTGGGGATGGGTCTGTAACAAAGATGTTCATATTCTTTCGAGAATACCTCTTGGTATAAACCAGTATGGCACAGATTGCCAGTTTCGTCCAATCAAATATGCACGATAAAACAATTTGACATCACCTATACCATTCCGATAAGACTTGGGGTAGATGGTTGTACTCATAAAACCAAATACCATAACATGAAAAAAGTTTCCAGCTGGATGATGTCCCAGTTGGAAACCTAACAGTTTTGCCTCATCCTCTACACTGAAACTCAGGCGGAAGTGGTCATGGAGTTGGTCATGTAACTCTGTACAT